CGCCTGTTGAACTATTGATAGCTGTAACCAAAGGCACTGATACAAAATTAGTTCCTGCAATGGTACAAGTAGTTTGTGTGTTTTCAATTGTTGATGGTGTGATAGATGTAAAAGTTGGTCTTGTTTCTGTAGTTAAAGTAATAGATCCACCAAGAGCTACTGCTTGACCATTGATTGTAATTTGTCCGGAACCTGTAAGAGCTGAGTTTGCAATGTTCTGTGTTCCAGCAAATGTTGCACCTGCAGGAATAGTTATAGTATCTCCACTATCTCCTAACTGAACATCTGTTCCGGATCTTGGACTTATTTTATTTACTTTAACTTCACTCATTATCTTGCTACCGCCGGTATGTTGTTAGTTCCTACCAAAGGTTGAGCAGCAAATGCCATAAAAATATAATTATCACCGGCTCCTACTGCTGAATTACTGTTTCTAATTTTAAAACCATTACTTAATAAATCTATACCACCATTTAAACTTCCATCTGCATTACTTAAGTTTGGATATGAAACTGCTTCAATAGGATTAGCAGTATCTCTTGTATCATCAAATATATACCAGTTTTCTGTAGAGTTATATCTTTTAATCATTACAAAAGCAGGAGGAAATCCAGTATAAATAAATGGTCCATCACTTGATGTGCCTGTTGCATCATACTTACCAAACTTACTGAATCCTTTTTTTTCTGAAAAACAATAAGCTATATGGTCTTCAGTATTTGTGTTTACTTCTCCATCATTTCCAATTGTAAATACAGACGTAGTTGGTTCAGTATCATTCCATCTAGCTGCTGATGTTGCAACCGCATTTGTAGTATTAAATCTCATATATTTTGTTGCACCTAAAGCTTCCCAATAAGCAGCCCATTGTTGTCCATTTTCATAACTCTTTAAAATAATTACGTGTGGTTTTGCTCCAAGACCATGACCTACAGTTGCACCTGATGAACCATTTCCAGTATATTTAACTATTGAAATTCCTGCTGTTGTATTAACTGAAACTGTTGATGATAAAGTTCCATCTGAATTAGCTGAACCTGCTCCATTGGCTTTCCAATTCCATGATACAAAATTAGAATTATTTTTATTTGTAACATCATCATTTCCTGATTGTGCTAAAGAAAATCCATCACTATCAAAAGAATATAAATTATTTAAATTTGTACCTTGTGCATTAGCTGAATTTGAGTAAATTTGTTTTCCTACACCTCTAACAGCATCAAACCAAAAATGACTATAAGCATCATCTCTTGATTTAATCCAAACGAAATCTGGCTGAAAACCGACTCCTGTAATACTATGTTGTGTACTACCATTACCTGTATAAAGGTTAGTATTAAAATGTAAATTTGGTTTATTTATTTGTGCCATTAACTATACTCCTGTGCATTAATTGATTTAGTACATAATGCTCTATAACCTGTAGGTGGGTCATATTCAAAAATTCCTATTCCATCATCTGGATTTTCTGCAGATGTTACAGCAGTTGTTCCAAAATATCCATTACCAAAATTTAAATCACCATCTGCATCATAACAATTGACTGCAGCGGTCCATCCAATATTATCCATTCCAGTTATCATATCAGTTGCAGCTACTCCTTGAGAAACTCCATTTTTATAAAAAGTTATTTCACCATCATCTAAATTTAAAGCTACACCTATTATATCACTAGCTGCAAAAGTATCTCCATAACTTGATGAACCTGGAGTATATTTAGATCCACTATTTTGATATGCTCTTCTTTCTCCAGAACCAGAACTATAATTTCTTAGAACTACACCAACTTGAAATGCACCACTTCCACCAATTCTTGTAGGTTTACATTCAAAATAATATTTACCTTTAGTAACATAAATATTTGATCTTACCTCTCTAAACGCACTATTTGAATTTGTAATACTTGCATTTGTATTAGATAAAGTTGGAAGTGTACCAGAAGTGCTAGTTCCAGCAATTGGTATATCAATTGGTGATAAAGTATTAAACACATTACTAGGTGTATCTTTGTTTTGAATGATTGTACCATTAGTTGTAAAATTATTTGATTGACCAGATGAATCTAATCCCATGTTTCCTGAGTTATCAAATTTTAAAAAGAATCCATTTGTACCATAAGTAACTGATGGTGCAGTTTTAGGTTTCCATATTCCTGTTGTTGTATCTGTTTCACCGAACTCTGTAGGCGCATAAGAATAACCATCACAAAAATGAACATGAGCCATAAGACCATCATAAGAATTAGCACCATAATTATCTGCTGCAGTACCAAGAACATTTGCATAAGATGTTGAATTTTTTAAAGTATCATAATCTTGTGCAGGATAAGATGCTGTTGAAAAAGAAGTTTCCTGTACTCCATTTACATATAATCTAATTCTATCACTTGCAGTAGATTGTGTTGTATCTACTCTATAAACAAGATGATACCAAGCATTTCGATCTCTAAATTTTCTGTTTGTAATTAAATTATAGCTTTGTAAAGTACCACCTACAACTTCATATAATCTTATTGTTTGATCATTTTGAAAAAAGAATGGTGTATAATTATTTCCACCATTTGTTCCTACATCAAAAATAGTTTCATTACTATCTTTTTGAACTTTACACCAAGCTGAAAATGTCCAAGTTTTTCTATTCCCATTTGATGATGGTGTTCTTAATAAATATGCCGATGCCATTAACAGAATCCTCCAGAGTTAGTGATACCAACTTCTGATGTCAAAGTAAACGCTTGATCAGCAGTTTGGCCTTGCGCATCTGTAGCACGAATTGTAAATGAATATTGTGTTTCGCTTGTAATTGTTGGCATTGTTCCTGATAATACTGCTCTGTATGTGCTACCACTTGGATTAGTTGTTGATCCAATTGTTACACCAGAAGGCAGGGCTCCAGAAACAGGAGATGTAGATATTGTAGAAGCACTATCTGCTGTTATGTCTAGGTTAGCCGTATAAGCTACTCCAGATTCTCCATTTGATAAACTTGTTGTAGTCCACACTGGACCATCTGATACTGTTAATTGAGTTGAACTTCTAACAGCATTACCATCTGGATTTGTAATTAAAATATTTACGTTTTGTCCGTTTGTTAAACCTGTTGTACCTGTTGTAAATGAAATAGATGTTGCACTAGAAAATGTAACCGATGTTGCAGATTGAACAAGACCATTTGATCTTTGTAATTCTACTTTTGGAATAGATGCAAAATTAGTTCCTGTAACTGTTATTGTTCCACCAACATCTGCATCGATAACAGTAGGTGTAAAACTTGAAATAGTTGGTTGTGTTTCAGTTGGTATTGTAGCTGATCCACCCAAAGACACAGAAACACCATTAATTGTAATTTGACCATTTGCTAAAGCAGAATTTGGAATAACATTATTTTGAAATGTTAAACTATCACCAGCTTCACCAATCTGTAAATTAGTTCCTGATTGTGGCTGTATTTTATCTACTTCTATTGTACTCATTATAATATAATTAAATTCCCTGTTACTGTTACAGTTCCTGAAACTGTTACTGGTCCTGCTAATACTCCTGAATCCATTGTTTGAACATCAGAGATAGTTGAAGAGTGTGTTGTTACATAAGTTGTAGCTGTCATACTTGCAGACGGTGCACGTTTTGCAGGATAAGTACAGAATACAGTCTTAGTTCCCGCTGTAAAATCCACAAGGTTGTCTGAGTTTGAAGAAGAGATAATAGTATCCCTTGAAAGAGTATCAGGTGTTGCATCAGTTACAGTTCCGATACCTACTTCAAATTCATTTGTCCCGTCATGTGAAATACAATAGAATGTATTGTTCGTAGTACCTACTCCTGATACAAAAGTTTCAAAGCCGGTTTCTGCACCAGCTAAATTTATTGTGCCAGTTCCAGTAGATGTACTAGTCTCTTTAACTCTATCGTTAAGTACAAAAGCCATTTACTACTCCAAATATTTTACGCGTCGCCAAGTCTAATGATTGCATTAGATGAGTTAGCAGTTGGAAACTGAATAACAAAATCTCCGTTAGTTGCAGTTTTTGTTCCGCCGAAATCCAATACTAATACTGCTTCATTAGAAGTTGCCTTATAAATCAGAGCCCCTACTGCAGACAACGTTACAGATGAGAAAGTTAAATCTGCAAAGTCAACGTATGCAATATTACTCGCCACTGCAACACCATTGTTAGTTAAAGTATTTCCACCAGCTGTATAACTTGTACCAGACGAAGAAACTTCGTTACTAGTTGTGTAAGCTGTTGTTGAAGTACTGAAACCAGAGATGTCAGTGTATAACGCAAGTTTAAAAGTTGATCCACCAGATGAATCAAAATCAAACACGCCACCAAGTAGGTCTGTTTTAAAAGAGTCAGGTACTATATTAGCCATTTATTTTTCTCCTTAGTATTTTGATGGTGATTCAGATTTAAGAGGAGTACGTATGGCCCCATCTTGCCATTCGTCCCGGCGTCTACGACCTTGTTGTTCGATCGAGTACGATTGTAAAGCTTTTTGATAAGCCTGCAAATAGTATTGTAACATATCTGCGGGGCCTTTCAAGTATCCATATGCTTCTACCAGACATCCATATAAAAGTAAATCCTGATATTTATTTGAAACATATGTTCCAGAACTGCTGACTGAAGAGTCAGTCAGACTAGTTGGTTGTTTTGTGTAAGCTAGTGTTATTTCAAATGTTGCATTTGGAGTAGGTGCAACTAACCAAAAATTAGCATCCCAATTTGCGTAATATTTTGGAAAACCTGATGCAGTTCCTGGAGTGTCATAATACTCAGCCATAAAACTGGTATCTCTTTTTTCTAAAAACACTTGATTTCCAGAGGAGTCTTTTAATTGAACATATCTAATAAATCTTAAATCAGAAGGAATTGTAACATATCTATTTCCAGACGCTAAATTTGACGTTGCATAAAATCTATTATCGTCCGAATCAGATTCTCTGTAAATTTTGTTTTCAGTGTTTTTTATAAAAGTATTTATAACACTATTTGACAAAACTGAACTATCTACTTCAGTGTAGTTTCTAATATCGTCTTGTAAATTTGTTAAAGTGTATGCCATATTAAGGTGTCAATGTCACTGGACCAGCGGTCACAAACATTCCTCCTGCCTTCTCTGTTATTGTTGCATTAGATCCACAATTAAATGTGTAACTATTTGCATCTACTTTTGTTATACTAAATCCTGAGGAATTTTCAAACACTGTATATGCTAAACCTCCAGGGCTTCCATCTACATTTCTAAAAACTACAGTATCTGATGTTGATCTTCCATGATTCGGTTCTGTTACAGTCACGACTGCAGAACCAGAAGTCAGGCTTAAAGGATTACCTGGTAACATATTTTGTGTTGTAGGTTCTGTTCTTGCAGGTCTAGCATTTGATAACCCTTC